GCTGTCCCACCTACGGCGAAGGTGGTACAGCGATATCGATTATTACTAGTCCATCTGCGACTTATACCTACACCGTAGGTGGGACAGCCTCTGCAGGAAGTAATGGTAATAATTCTACTTTCAGTGGTGGAACAATGGTCGGTGGTGGTGGTTTATCATCCGGTACAACTGGTCTTGGCGGTGCAGGTGGTACGGCATCAGGTGGCACATTGTTTAATATTCCAGGCTGTGCGGGAAGTAACTCATCTTATCAAGGTTCGCCATATTTTGGCGGTTCTGGTGGTGGTTCTGGTGGTGCAGTTGGCGGAACAAATAGCGGCAATGCAGGAACAGCTGTTGCAAATTCTGGTGGTGGTGGTGGTGGTGCAGCGAATGCCACAGGTACAGCATCAGGTGGCGCAGCGGGTCGTATCACTGTTGTAGAACATTATATTTAATATTTACCGCCGATAGCTCGATCTGGATTGTGGACATTTCCGCTACGGAGACACCACGCTATCGGCGATAAAGTATTGTTAACGCTTTTTGGAATTTTTGTCGAGTCTTTTTAAATCTTTATATTCAACTCGTTCATGCATCGCAACTTCAGATCGATATTTCTTTGGCACTTTTTTTGATACTTCAATCTTGCCAGTCTTGGTATTTTTGCCAGCAAGTTCGCCTTTCTTTAAAGATGAATCGACTTTCTTCATGTACTCATAAGACTTGCCATATTTCTTTTTCTCAGCCTTATCAGCCATTTCATGCGCTTCCTTATAGCGACGGGTGGCTGTTGGCCACCCTTTCGCTTTTAGGTCTTTGACGACTTTGTATTTCATTTGTTTTCACCTTGTGAAGCTATACCGCCAATAATTAATATGAATATTGCTAATATCAATAAATGCATTATTACCTCAAATCCGGAATATCATCATTAATAAAGTTAGGGTCAATTTTGGCTTGATGCGCCTTAATTAAATCCTTATCAGATTTAACGTAGTCCTTCACGCTATTTGATTCTGGCCAGAACTCACCTGGTTGATCTTTTTTAGGTTGAGGAAATCGAATAATTACTTCACATTCGCCTACTTTACCCAGTGCATCTTTCGGTGAAAAAGTACCATCTTCGTATTTTTCGATTAAGCCAATAGCAGAGCAAAAATGTCTAAATTTAAATGCCATTTTTTCACTATTACCAAAGTAATCAAATAAGAAGCGTTCACGTCCATTTTTATCTGTGATGCTTAACTTTATAGTAAATTGATCAACCAATGGATGACCATATTTATCTTTTTCATTTACTTCTACTACTTTAAATCTATATTTTCCTTTCTCAATTAAATTTAATGATTTAATTTCAGTTTCGGAATATGGTTTATATGAGAATGCCATGATTAAATTTCCTTATTTAATATCAAGTTTTAAAGTTTGTGTTAGATTTGCTCCTGGTACAATAACGCCATTTTGAATATCAGATTTGATTTTTATTTTATCAAATGAAATAGTCTCTTTGACTTTTTTGTATTCATCAGGAATTTTTGTCTCATCAAGAATCTGAGTTGATACAGGATTCTTTTTGAGTTTAATTTCAAAATAAGGACAACTGATTTCTGTTTTTCCAGTACGTTCCATATTTGTAATTAAATAGTTTGTTAGCCATTCAACACGTTTTTCCAATCTTGCCTCGCGTGCCGCCATCATTTTTTTAGCTTCTTCAATACTTTTGCGATCAGCATCAATATTTTTAATGAACGATGCAACGGCAATAGCTTTCTCTTCCATTGAACGGCCGACCTCTTGTAACTTAACGGATGCAGTTTCATTAATTTCACCCGTTTCATCATCATATAAGTTATTCAATACTGATTGATATTCATTTGCTATTTCATATAGTTTCATTGTGATGCTCCGTCATTAAAATAAGCACTCATTTTCTGTTTAACAAAAGCTAAATCATTAGGGATTTCTCTTGTTTCAAACATACCCATTGGTGACTTTGCAATATGACGTGCATCGCCTTGTGTAATGAAATGATAATCACCATTTACTAATTCGGTTTGCAGTACCGTAGAATACATCCCTTCCACTGTAATCTTTTCATCAAGCATTTTTCCGATTGTTTTGATTTTCATTTTGCCATGCTCGTTTGGCTCAGAATGCGTTAGGATAAATACGTCTAAATCTTCACGTAACATTGGCAGCATTTCCAAAAGATCATAAGCATGTTTGCCAATCTCTGAAAACTTGTCATAACCACGTTCAAGTGCGCGATTCATGAATTCATTAGACATGAGATATTGAAAGTCATCAATAATCAATGTCTTTATTTCGGGACGTACACTATTAATTTTTTTAATAACTAATGTAATATGATCATAATTTTTTGATGCATAATAGTTACCAGTCTTTGCATCTGGTGAAACTAAAGTATATTTATTTTTATATCCTTTAAATGGTAATGGTTTGTTCATAACATTAATAATAAATGTAGTTGCTGGGTCAAGTGTGCGGATTGAAGTGCTTTTTCCGGTTCCCGATTCACCCATAATGATAGATGTATTTGACATAATTTTATGCTCCAAGTAATTTAATAAATAGTATAGATAATGTAAATCCAATGGTTAGTCCGATAATTTTGTATAGCCATAATGGCTGTTTCCATTTAAATGTTTTACGTTCTTTTGCTGTTATATAGTCCTTTATAGCCATCGTACTTCTCCGTTAATCGTATCAACACGTGGTATTAATCCATGCTCGCGTCGAATTGAATTTGTTTGATCTGAAACTCTTTCATCAAAGAGTGCATTCATGTAAGAGCTGAATTTATCAACTGCATTTGCTTTCATGCGATTAATTAATTCGAATGTATGATCTGCATCGTAGGTTTGCATGTATTTAATTAAGTTGTTCAAGCAATCTTGATCAGCAATGTCATTGAATGAATCAGTGCCAACAATTGCAAGACATTGTGTTGCGATTTGCTCTTGATCTAATTCGTCAAGTGAATCAAATGATCTAAAGCCAAGATCAATTTGATGGTCGATTAGCTTTAAGATGGTAGGATTGTAATAGCAGTTTGGAATAATCATTAGACACCTTCCTTGGCGATCAATTGATCAAATAGTATCTCAAACCTATTAGCCAAATCTAGTAATCTTTCTTTATTAAGATTATTAAATTTAATGTTAGTCACCATAGATGATCCTATCGCCGCAAGCTCTGATAATTTACTGATATATTCACGATAACTCATGTTTTATACTCCGTAGCTGTTTAAGTTGAGCTACAAAGATATCACGAAAAGAATACTATGTCAACATCATGGAATACTACAATGGTAATAATTTAGTTGACGTTTTGCTAACCAATGGTATATAAAGCAAAACGAAAAGGAGAGATGTATGAATATAAATGAAACAATTAAGAAGCTGCGCATGGCATTATGCCTAGAGCAAGCCGAATTTGGGGAGTTGATTGACGTATCAAAAGGTACTATTTGCAATTATGAAGCAGGTCGCAGAAAGCCACGATTACCTATTATTAGAAAAATGATGGAGATTGCCAAGAAGAATAAAGTTAAAATTGAGCTTGAGGATTTCATTAATTAAGGATGCCTTATGAGTATAGCGCGAGAGGATATTCAAATGAAAGATGAAACAAGACTAGCATTACTCGAACAATCTATTGGTCATATCGATCAAACACTGATGCGGATTGAAAAGCGCTTTGAGGAAGTTGATAAACGATTTAACAAAATTGATGAACGATTTGAAAAAATAGATCAACGATTCGATGATCTGAATAAAAGCATTAATTTAAAATTTGATAAAATCGATCATGAATTACTTTCTATTCGCAAAGAAGCTGATAGTAATTTTAAATATTTAGTCGGCATGATTTTAATTACATTGCTTCCATTACTCTTAAAAATTTGTCATATAGTGAGCTAATCATGATCGTCCGCGATAAGCAAGCAACATTAGAAAAAGCAAATGAGATTGCATCAATCTTAATGAAGCGCTTACAAAAAGAAGTGCGGACATTTGAATGCGATGACGATCCTGCTGAGCAAATCTATTTAGCTATTCATACAATCAGTAATTTAATTTATCGAGCGTGTTTTATTTTGCAAGGCTATGCGCAAACATATGGTATTGAGACTTTAACTATCGATATTATTTATAACTGGATTACTGAAATTGCTAAAGAATATTTTATGCAGAATGCTATATGAGTTGCATACTTGCAATATATATTTATGTTTGTATCATGATGATTTTATTTTTATATGAATTTAAGGATCTTTGAATGAAAAAAATATTAGCGTTATCAGCAATTGCATTAACATTATCAGCATGCAGTAAAGTGCCAGCAGGATATCGAGGGGTTATTGTTAATTTATACGGGAGTGATAAAGGTGTTGCTGAACAATCTGTGGGCGTTGGTCGTTATTATACCGGTTGGAATAGCGAGCTTTACCTTTTCCCTACCTTTTTACAAAACTATTCTTGGAAAGACGAACAAGCCATTACTATGCAAACTTCAGAGGGTTTATCTATACGCACTGACGCTGGTATCACTTACAGTATACAACCTGATAACGTGGTTAAAGTCTTTCAAAAATATCGATTAGGCATTGATGAAATAACGAATACTTTCTTGCACAATATGGTACGAGATGCCATGAACGAAGTTGCATCAACTATGACTGTTGAGCAGATTTATGGTGCGCAGAAAGAAGCATTTATCAGCAAGGTAAATGAAATTGTTAAAAAGCAAGCCGCTGATACTGGCATTGAAGTTGACAAGATTTATTTGGTCGGTTCATTTGATTTGCCTGCCACCGTAGTCAATTCTATTAATTCAAAAATTCAAGCTAGCCAAAACGCAATGAAAGTTGAAAATGAAGTCGCTACTGCAAGAGCTGAAGCGCAAAAGACTATCGTCGAAGCGCAAGCAAGAGGTCAACAGATATTGATTAATGCTGAGTCGCAAGCAAAAGCTAACAAGATATTGGCTGAATCTTTGACGCCAGAATTTGTTAACTATCAAGCAATCTTAAAGTGGGATGGCAAATTGCCAACCATGACAGGTTCTAATGCGGTGCCATTTGTTAAGGTCGATAACAAATGAAAAAGATCATCACCATATTGGGATTATTATTTATCTTCGGCATGCTAGATGGAATGATAGTCCCTTGGTTAATATCAACCGATATGTTCCCATTGCCAATACAAGCAGCATTAATATTATTATTGGTCATACCAACATTGTGGATGCTTCAATTGAGTTGGAAATTGTTTTGCAAATGAGTAACCAGTTCTCCCATGCGCTCTGGATAGGCGCCTACAAAAGCTCATGGTGACAGGCAGGAAAGACTGCCAATTATAAACCGTCCTTATAAATCGTTCTTAGTCTACCTATGGGCGTGCTTCGATGCGAAGGCAGAATCCGTCGTAGATAAGGGCGGTTTAATAATTGGAGGTGAGATATGAAAGTAGCAATATTATATAACATGACTGCACTAGAAGTAGATGACGAGCTAGAAATAGGAGATACAGTAAAAGATGATGAAGGAATTGAACGTGAAATAATGAGTTTCTGGGAATCTGAAGAAAAAGGTTAGAGATGAGCCAAGATTTGATAATCATTAAATGGGTATTAATACTTGGCATGACCTTTTCATTTGGCGTGGCAATTATTGCATTAGTTTTATTAATGGCTTTGTATTTTAATAAGTGAAATTCTTGAATGATGTTTGAAGGTAGCAAATGCTACGTCGCTAAAAAGCTTACTTTCGCATACAAGTAAGTGCGGTATGTAATTAAGGTTAAAGTCCTTAACAAGCATTATTCAAGAATGACATTCGTAGCTCAGTTGGTAGAGCTGTTACTGTCGCTGGTTCAAGTCCAGCCGAATGTCATTCACGAATCCTTCTTAAACTTTTATGTGTGCGCAAATCTCACGGGAAAAATAAGACGGAAAGAAGGATTCACTATATTAACTAACGGAGACAACAATGAAATCTATTATGACATTACCTAACATGATGCCCACTGAAGAAATAGAATGGATTGATATAACGGGCTTGAAGCGTGCAACAATTATGGATGATGAAGTTCATGTAAGTTATTTAAAATCACCAACTGATACTTCTGCAAAACCATTATTATGCTTTAAGTTTGGCATAAAAATATTAGAGCATCTCAAAATTGATGTGAAGCATGATCGATTAGGCGTGCAGCATAATAAATATGATTTTCATGATTTCTTACTTTTAAAAGCATCTAAAGGATATAAAGTAAGTAAACACGCTGAATCTACAGTGCATCAAATATCATTTAGATATCGTGATAATAAAATGCCACAATTTAAATCTGTATTAGTGGGCGCTTTTTTCAATAAAAATGGTACGATACGCCTACGCTTACCCGATGTGGAACCAGTTAATAGTGATGATTAAAACACAACCGTGGAAAATTAGATTAGACAAAGGTCGTTGGCTTATCCAAAAGGGTAAGTCAATTTCCGGCATTTTATCTATGTCAGATTTAAAGCGAGCAGATGATCATCATCTTGCTTACATTATCGAATCTTTAATGAATCTCGCTCATCAATCTGCAAGAGAAGTGAAATGGCATGTACACCCTGAGCAAACCAACATTGAATGATATTAAAGAACTATTAAAAATAGAAAATGAATGCTTTACCTATGACCGATTAGGTTACTATCATTTTTACTATCAGATTCAGCAACGACAAATATTTATTGTAAGCAATCTAAAAGAAATCATGGGCTATATTAGCATCAGATTTCGCAAAAATTATGTTTACATTGCATCGCTTGCTATCAAAAAGCGATATCGCAAAAAAGGTATTGCTAGTTTTATGCTAGCAACATTAGAAAAATCCTACCCTATTATGAAGCTTGATTGCAAAAGGCATAATATTAACTTTTATCATAAATTAGGTTACAAACAGGTTTGCATTAAATATGATTATTATACTGATGGCGAGGACGCTATCACTATGGAAAAGGACATCACATGCCAAAAGGCAGGCCAAGATTAGGGATTTTATACGATGAAGCAGCAAAATATTCGCCATCCAATATAGAGGCCATCGAACTATTTCGAGAGAGCGCTTTTAATCACGGATTGCATCCTATGATGCTACTCAAAGATGATATTGAGTATCTCGATCAATGTAGTGGCTTATTTATCAGAGATACCACTCACCCAAATAACTACACTTATCAATTTGCAACACGTGCAGAGCAACTAAAAATCCCATGCATTGATAGCAGTATTAATATTATGCGAGGTTGTAATAAAATATGGCAATGGGAATGCTTTAAAAAATATAATATCCCGCATCTCAATACCCAATTAATTTTTCCACACGCTAACATTGAGTTAGATTATCCATGCGTCTTAAAAATTCCTGATAGCTGTTTTTCCCAAGGCGTATTTTTAGTTAACAATAAATATGAACTATTAAAACTGTTAAAAAGTAATTCCGAAATTAATACACAATTATTGATGCAGCCATATATGCCAACCGAGTTTGATTGGCGTATTTGCATCTTTAAAAGAAAAATATTATTTGTGGTAAAATATTATATGGCAGATGATGATTGGAAAATCATAAAATATGACAGACAAGGTGGATATATTAATGGACGCCATGAAGCCATTACTAATCTATCATTGCCAATTTATCATGCTGCGAATCAATGTTTACAATTCTTAGATAACGGCCTTTATGGTATAGACATCAAAGAAATCAATCATCAACCTTATGTCATCGAAATTAATGACAATCCAAGTATCGATCATGGCATTGAAGATACGATCAAAGAAGATAAAGTTTATGACACAATTATTAGATCATTTACATAACGCCTCATGGATAGAGGCGTTACCTAGGACAAGGCAGATGATTGATTAAAATCTTCTGTGAGCGCGCATTATATGTGTTCACAATCAAAAAGCAATAGTTGACATTAGTTTTCTTTTCGGTAGACTTCCCGACGTTATTAAAAACAATATGGAGAGTAGAAATGAAAAAATTATATGCATTTTTATGCATTGCGGGATTGAGCATATCGGCTCATGCGGCTGTCAATGGTATCAGTCATCATTCACGAGCTAATTGTGGCGGATTCAATGAATCAGTTAGTTGGGATTTATTACACGCTCATTGGTTCTGGGTTGATAGCAATCATTACAATGCTACTACGGGCGATATTCTTTGTTCTATGGTAAGTGACTGGCAAAATACATGGCGTAATGCTCAATACCATGCAGCGGAAGGATATGGTGGCTGGGGAGTAGAAGGATGGCATTGGATGCCAGATTCACGTGGTGCGCCTGTGCTTCAACAACATGAAGTTGTTTATGACTGTTCTATTTATGATGGTTGGTGGAATTATTAATTTATAGGAAAATAACAATGAAAAAATTATTATTATGTTCGATTTGCGTTACTTCATTAAATTCATTTGCAGCCCCAATGCCTGTTCCAACTCAGCCGTTATCAATTGTGCCTTTAAGCCAAATAAATATGCCTGCTCAGTTTAAGAAAGAATTCGATAAGAATTTATTATCGGAAAGCAAAAATGGTTTCATTGAATCTGATGAAAGCAAATATGTTAAATTCTTTTTGAATTTGCCAAAGACTGCTCCTAAAGAAATGCTTGATTTTCGTGGCGCTGATGTTACGGATACGCATTTGAAGAAAACAAGTAAAGAAATTAATCTTGCTTTTAAAATCAATTGGAATGAGCCTAAAAATATTATCGGTTATGCTGCTATTAATGGCTACAATAATGGATGGACTGGTCTTAGGACATTTTTCACCGATCCAACTTTAGGTGTATGCTCATATTCATATCTTGATTTTGTATCTTCTCAAGGCGCTGCTATTTTGCCGAAAGAATATACTGAGTATCTGGTTAATAAAAAACCATCCAATAAAACTATTACTGGCAGTTATGCAGGTGGTTTTATTTATACTGTTAACTGGTACACGGCAAAATCAGCCAATACATTGGAATGCGCTAATATGAAGTTTGATAAATCATTATTGGATAACGTCATTTTAATGGCTAACAAAATAGATAAATAATCAACAATTTGCTACCCAAAAGGGGCTGGTTATCGAAAGATGACTGGCCTTTTTTATTGGCAGAAATTAAGGAGAGGAGTATATTCGAAGGTCACAAGGGGACGCCTCGTAAGCATCCCCAAGTACTAAAGTCCATTTACTTTCTAAAAGACAGAGCAATTTTAATTGGATTTTAAGTCATTTTCAACCATTAATTGCTCTCTTTAAGGATAAAAAATGACCGATAAAACTATTCATATTGTGTTTCAAGTATTGAATTTTTTAAGCAGTAATGATTCGATTGAGTATAATTTAACCGCAGATGAGCAACTTCTATTAATATTTCTTTCTAAACATCAAGGCGAAAAAGGCATTTATCCGTCAATAAATACATTGGCGCGAGAGATAAAAAGAAGCCATTCAGCCATCCAAAGAACCCTCACAAGATTGCAGAAAAAAAACCTCATTTTGATCAATTATCAACCAGGTAAATCGAGCTATTACACCCTCATTTTACCCCAAAAGTTATCCACAACCCCTAGCGTAGATGCTACTACTAACCCCCCCCTACCCCTAGCGTGTACGCTACCCCACCCCTCGCGTAGACGCTATGACACCCCTAGCGTAGACGCTACCCAATCAGTAAAGAGGAATAATCCAATGAAGAATACAGAGAGAGAGGCTCTCTCTGATTTGTCCATTTTTGAGCCAGATGAGGCCAGTACGATTTTGTGTTCGGACTTGCGTTTAGACATGACAGTTGAATTGCAAAGTTTTAGAGAAAGGCACAAGGGCAAAAAGACCCAATATGAATTTCAGAGATGGCTTAAGTCGGCAAAGGAATATGCCGAACGAAAATCTGGGAAGGCTATAGCACAAGCAGAGCCATACAGTGCGGTTAACAGAATGCCTTTTTTTGAAAGCACCCGAAAACAGGAAATTGGTAAACCAGTGACGGTTGATAAAATTATTGGTTTTCAGGAGCAATTGGAAATTTTAAGGAAGCAAGGAAGTAGACCAAATGGAAAGGACTTCAATTCAGATTCAACAGGAAATCACTGCAGGCGAAGCGATAGCGCTTAAGCTAAAGGGATATTACCATCCAAATGATGCATGGACGCCGATACTTGCATGGAATATTGGCGTTTTACTTCGAGATATCAAACGCGCTGCAAAGAAGTTTTATGTTGACAAAGATGTGATTGAGATCTTAAATTTTTTAAAATCATACAAAAAAGATGATTTTGATGAATTATTAAGCTACGATAAAAAATAAATTCACATACCAAGGAAGGTATATGCAAAGAAAGCCGTCTAAGGCATATTTTAACGCCTACAGCGCACTATATGGCGACAGCCCTATCCAAACCAGTAAAAAACGATCGTCGCGTGGCAAGCCAAATTTGAGCGCTACAGAGGATCAGGAGCAAATAGCCTTCGTTAACTGGCTAGATCGGCGGTTCATCCCGTTTTACCATGTCCCCAATGGTGGGCAAAGGAATCTCATAGAGGGTGCCAAATTTAAGCGCCTTGGCGTGCGGCCAGGGGTACCCGATATTTGCATACCCCGTGCGAGAAAGGGGTACCACGGGCTTTATATCGAGCTTAAACGCACACAAGGGGGTAGGCTCACGCCGCACCAACTCCATTGGCAACGCATTTTGAAGAACGAGGGGTACAAATGGGTCTTAGCATTGGGCGCACTTGAAGCAATCAAGGCGATTGAAGAATATCTTGGCGACTGATATGATCAATGCTTAACCAATTTAGAGGTATAGACAATGCTAATTGCAGGTATTTTGATCGGATTAATGGGCTTTGCTACGGGTTATTTAGGCGGTTCCATATGCGAACATTTGAAGCAATATAAATCAGATTTAGTGAGTGAGATTAATATTTGCAAGGGCGATTTGATCGCATTGCATATGAAGGTAGATAAGTTACTAGGGAATATGGTACAACAAAGTGATTCTTCGTTATAAGTATCGACATTTTCATTGAAAAACTCCTTATAGACGGGGGCACTCGCAGCCCCCTTTTTTTTGAAGGATGAAGAATGACACCGGATGTTCGCGCAAAATTAAAATCATTGTTAATGAAACACGAAGGGTTTAGACAATTTGTTTACACTGATACGACAAGTCATCTTACTATCGGTTTTGGTCGCAATTTATCTGATCGTGGCATCTCATCAACTGAAGCCATGTCTTTGTTGGATGATGATATTTTTTACTTTTCTAGCAAACTATCTCATTTATTGCCTTATTGGGATAGCATTGATGCTATTAGACAAATAGTTTTGATTGATATGTGTTTCAATCTTGGTGTTAATGGATTACTTCAATTTCAAGCTATGTTAACCGCATTGCAAAACAAAGATTACAATTTTGCCGCTGAAGAAATTCTAAATTCAAAAGCCCACGAACAATGTCCCGAACGCTATGAGCAATTGGCCTATATTATGAAAACCGGAGAGCTATGATTGCTATTTTAAAAGATATAATCCCAATTATCGAAACATCAGCACCCATGATTGCAAGTGCGCTAGGCTCTCCGATGTCAGGCATAATTGTTAAAATGATATGCGATGCTTTCGGCACATCTCCGCATGATTTGCCTACATTGATAAGCAAAATACAATCAAGTGAAGATGCCCCCGCGATTTTTAAATCATTGGAAAGCGCAAATTCTAATTGGATTAGTGGATTACTTAATTTCCAACGACCTAATAAGATAACGATTTCAGTCTGTCTTGATTGGAATTAATGCCCGAAGTAGGAATCGAACCTACAATCTATTGATTACAAATCAATTGCATCACCGTTATGCTATTCGGGCTTCTTTTGCTCAACTAACATCACAAAGTATAACAACATTATCGCACGTCTTATTACTTGCGATTCATTTTCACCAAAATGAGACGCGAGTAACTTTAACTCGCGCTCATCTTCAGCGGTTAGGCAAATCGATTTACGGCGCGTGGTGGTCATACTTATTCTGTCTCTTCTATATCTTTCATTTCTTGCAGATAATCAATTTTAGCTTGATTATCCATCGTTTTAATAATCCATCTTGCTAATTGCCATTTTTCCATACTCATTAAATCAACAAAAATTATATCATCATTAAATTTTGTCATTTCGAATCTCCAAACAAATAACTAGCAGTACAATCGATTACGTCCCAATTTATGCCGATGGTTGCATCATGATTTTTTTCAATCTCAATTAGTACATCGCTGCATTGTTCGTCTGTTAAATCTGGCCGTTGACATTTCACATCATCAATTGACCATGTAATGCTAATTTCTGTTTTCATTTTATTATTCCTCTGTTTCTTCGACAATTTTGACTTTATATGTTTTGCCATTATTAAATTTTACGGTGTTCCATTTATCTAATAGCATAAAATATTTGTTGTCTTGATTTTCTTTGATGATTTCTTTAATTGTATCTTGCATCATGTATAAGCTATTCATTGTTTTGTCTTCCTAATCAATCATAATATCTAAACCAGCCCATGACATTTGCTCGCGACATTCTTTGTCTTCGTCAGAGTGCCAAAAATCTTCCAAAAATCCTTCGTGCCCGCAATAACTGCACGTATGCCACTTTTCCAATTTATCGCCATTCATCATTGCGACTTGGAAATCTTCATTAGTTAAAAATACATATCCGCTATCTTGATTCAACATCGGATGAACGCCAGTATTATCAAAATTTTCCGGTAAACCTTGTTCGCGCATAGCTTGTAATAATTGCGATAACATTTTTAGTTCACGAAAACCAAACTTGCTTAAATCAGTTGTTGTTGTCATTTTTAAATCTCCGTAGCGGGTTAGTTGAGTTACTTATTAAAAATAAAATTATTTACGTCATTGCATAAATTTGTGAAACAATCTGCTATCGCTCTCATTTCCCAATTTTTTAGTTTTTCCTGTTTAAAGATTTGAACTAAATATTCTTTCGCTTCATTCATTGATTTATTAGTAGCTAATGTCATGGCATTACATACCAATTGATATGCTTTCGAATCTGTTTTTAAACCGTGAACTCTATTTGTTTGTGACATTTTTAAATCTCCGTAGCTGTTGTTTAAGTGTTACCAGGATAACATTAAGTATTCTCATTGTCAAACTATTGTGATAATTATTTTTTACCTATATAATAGCTGCACAATTGGAGAACAATATGAGATCGTGCAAAGATTGTGCAAAGGGTAAATGTAAGAAACATAAGGGAAATAAGCGATATGACACTGAAGTTTTGCGTACCATGCGGCGGATCGGGAAAGATGATGGGTGGCGGAATGATCATCAACGATTGCTCGCAATGTAATGGTCGAGGTAAAACAGAAGTGATCGAAAACGATTTAGAATTTCTTGAAGCAAAAGATACTGAAGCTTACAAGAAAGCATTTGAAGAAGAGTTTACACAGCAAGCTAAGAAGAAGGGAAAGAAAAATGGCTAAGGTTGGAAGACCGCATACTTACACGAAAGCATTAGGCGATGAAATTTGCGCTAAACTTTCTACATGTGAATATGGTCTTTCTCGTTTGATAAAAGAAAATCCTCATTGGCCTTGCAGACAAGCTATTTTTGAATGGCGAATTAATGTCAAAGAGTTTGGCGACAAATATGCAAAAGCTAAGCAAGATCAGATTGAAGCAATGATGGATCAAATCATTGATATTGCTGATGATGTATCAAGAGATACAATCACCAATCAAGAAGGAAAACAAATTTGTAACAGCGAATGGATTAATCGATCACGTTTGCGAATTGATACGCGCAAGTGGATGGCTGCAAAATTGGCTCCTAAAATATATGGCGAACGTACTTCACAAGATGTAACAGTAAGTATGCGCCAAGAAGATGCATTAACAAGTTTAGAATAAATTATTTAAATTGCGAGTATATTATGACTGAAATTAGCGATAATGATGTGCGTCAACATATTAAAAATCTCCTTCCTTCTATCTTACAATACTTCCGCGAAAAGTTTTATCTTGAAATGATTGATATAGATGACAAGCAAATAATCTTAAATGTATATGCCAATCTCCTAGGCCATTTTGTTTGCAAAGCGATTATTGATATAGTGCAAGCAGTAGGCATGGATTACGACAAAAGCATGTCATTTAAAGATGATCTATTAAATACCATTCAAGAAATACTTATCAATTCTTTATATAAAAATGAAGATTTATTATGTCCACAACAAGACTATCTAAACTAAAGAAAATCACAACCGATTGGCGTTTAACTATCTTTGGTGAAAAGATTCACACACCTAAAGAAATGTTGCCACTTAATCATCCCGAATCGCCGCATTATGAACGTTGGAAAAAAGAGAACAAAAAATGATTGTTAAGACTTGCAAACATCATGGTGAATTAACCCGTGATCAATTGATTAAGAAAGGTAAAGATAAAAAAAACGAACCAATCTATCGCTGCAAGCAATGCATGAAAGATTTGCATGATAAATATTACCAAATAAATAAAGAAATCGTATTACAAACACAGCGAGAGTACAAAAGATTGCATCCTGATAAGATTGCTTTAGTGCATGCAAAATCTGCGAAAGAGCAACCGATGATTCCATTCGTCCATGACTGTCACAATGGAACAACATTGATAGAAGTGCCATATGATAAAGCTACTGGTGAGATTGAATGGGAACCTGTTAAGAGTCTTAAATAATGAAACATCCCTATTATATGATGCTAGATAGTGATTGTATCGAAGTAACACCAGATGTGTGGCAACGTCGTTACCCTTGGAAAGACCCTTTAAAATTATGGGAACATATCCAACGTATTAAAAAAATTGTAGAGAGAAACAAAAATGCAAATAACCACTGTAGTAAAAAATAAAAGATATTCGACTGTGAAAGACATGCCAAAGCATTATAGTTCATTTACTATATCATCAAAAAGCTGGTTAATATTTAATGAGAAAACAAACGGTTTCGCTCAATGTATTAAGCGATTGGGTAAAAAGATATTAATTGATTTAGATGCATTTGAAGAATGGGTTAATAAACAATAAAAGGTAATAAAATGAAAGCACAAAGTCTTGATGGTTTAGATATTCACGCTATTATTGGCACAGTTGAAGTGTCGATATTAACTGCGCAATGCATGCTTGGACGAATGGGAATTGGTTCGGATCTTATTTTAACACTTAAAGTTGAAATTGATGGTCTTTGTGCTGATATGTGGTCATTAGTTGTAGTGGCTTTACAATCTAAAGAAGATAATAACAATGAAACAAGAAAGTTAATTGAAAAGCAAATTGATGAGAGAATAGAAAACTTTAAGTTAAACATAAAGCAGATTGATGGGACTTTAAGGGAAAAGCATGCGCATTGATGAGCAAGTTTGTGCTTTGGCATTAGCTAACAAGCTGAAAGAATTAGGTGTCAAACAAGAATCAATATTCTATTGGCATTATTCAGTCTATACAAAAGAAGATTTTAAATGGGAACTTCAGTTTTCATTGAATTTGCACAAACCTTTTTTGAATCCTGATAATTTTATCTCAGCCTTTACGGTTGCCGAGTTAATTAATTTATTACCTCAAGAAAATGAAAGGATTGGTTTTGGTCTCGAACTCTTAAACGTAGCAAAATTACGCGGTAATAAATATTATGCAGCATGTAATTCAATCGAACCTAGTCGCGATGAAATTTGGTGGGATAATAATATAGCAAATGCAATTGCCGCAATGCTGATTTACTTGATTGAAAATAAGTTGATGGAGATGCCGAAATGAGCGAATGGATTAGCGTTAAAGAAAGATTGCCTGAATCGCCAGAAAAAGGAAGTTTGCCAGTAATTATTGCATCATATAGCTCGATGAGGAAAATATATCATATTGGATATGTTGAATTTCAGAAGAATTATTTTTATGATAGATACAATGAGAAAATTGTAATCGACGATCCTTATTGGCAAATTACTCACTGGATGCCACTACCGGAGCCGCCGAAATGAGCTTGGATTTATATTTAATACACAAAACATGCGATCATTGCGGGCAAACACCAGAGTCTAATCATTTTAATTATACATATAATGTTTCTTCCATGTGGTATGAGATATTTCTGAAGGCAAAAGGAATGGTTGATATTGATGGCATGACTGGTGGCGCAGCATTATTAAGATTAAATATTGCATTATTAACATTAAAAAGTGACCCCGAGAAATTCATAAAATTAAATCCACCGAACGGATGGGGAAGTTATGATGGTTTTATTTTATTTATTGAAAAATTAATTGAAGAATGTAATAAGCATCCAAATTCTATATGGAGAGCAAGCAGATAATGACAATACAAAAACTTGATTTTGATGAGAATGAAAAATGCCCATGCATGAAAACATGTTGTGAAAACCCTAAAGTCCAAGGTGATGAAAATGAAATGTATTGTCTTTATTGCCATTCATTTTGCTTATGCAATAGTTAATTGAGAGGTCAATATGATAAAAAATAAACTTGATTTTGATTTAGAAGAATTTTATCAACACGAACATGATCTAAGTAAAGATCAGCAAACCTACGTCTTGAATTGTATTGGTTCTGCGGTTGGCAAACTCAAACAACTCTGCCAAGCAGTCGATGCGATTAACGAATTGCTAAATTCAGTAACAATGGCTCATCTGAATGATTTCACTGCATTAGCAAAAAGGATAATGGAGCTAGAACGCTTTCAAGATATTACGCATTTGCAATACCAAAAAGTGATTAAGAAACAATGCGATCATCGAATATTATCTGGTGCTATTTTGATAGATGGTAAATGTATGAAATGTGGAGAAATAGCTTGAATAAAATCCTCAAAGAAACCTTGCACATGTTAAGCATTCACCAGCGTGAGGATATGAAAAATCGAGATTCTTTAGAATGTCAACTTAATGAACGACAATATGTCATCAGTATTTTAGAATCTGCAAAAAACAAGTTAGAATCTTATTTTGGAAGTCAGCATCATATTGATTGTTATTCGCATACTGGTGGTTTATGCAGTTGTTCTTCTATAAATCAATGCGCTCATGACTGGATACATAATACGGTATATAAAAATATAAAAGATGTTAAAAGTTTTATGAAATGCCAAATATGCGGAGTAGAAAAATGACTAATACCGGTTGGATATGTCCACGTTGTGGAAATGTATATGCGCCATTTTGGTTTTCATGTGATAAATGCAATCAAGAAAACAAATCTAAACAATCATTACCATCAATGCATGACGAATGCGATCATGATTGGAAAATTTGGAACGTAAGCAATCTCAAGGCTGAACACAGATGCCAAAAGTGCGGAGAGATTAAATGATCTATCTATTAATAGAGGCGCTTGTGTTTTTTACTGCTTTTTATTTACTTAATCATACTAAATATTTACCGAGCCATTACTATTATCCATCTTTATTATTGGCAATCGGTTGGTATGCTAAAAAGTTTATGGAGCGATTGAATGACAACCGAAGATAAAGTAAAAAATATCATCGCATTCTTATGCATCATGTTTGGTGAAGAATCATATTGTATGCAAGAAATCATGAATATTCCACCAGATTATGTGATTGAGAAATTTGAGCGCTATGTACTATCAACGCGTGATGAATCAGATTGGGGATTGCATCCAACATTGCGCCGTGGCGCATTCAATCAATATTGTGAGAAGTGGAAGCTACATATTAGTGAGAATGTATAAATGACTGAAGAGCAAAGATTAGAAGCTGAGGTATTTTTAAAAGTAGGTGAATTTATTCGTCAAACTGCTGATCAAGTTGAAAATATGCGTAATGCTATTATGGAATTAGCTAAAGCATTAAGTGGCATGAATTATAAGTTAGATGAGATATGCAAACATATTAAGGATAACAAATGAGATTTGAAGACGCCTTGAAGGCGATGCGCGAAGGTAAGAAAGTGAGATTGACGGATTGGATTCCGAATGGATACATCGCTATTGAAGATAATGAAATTCATAATTATTTTCCTACTCTATGTGAACAAACATTAGATATGGATGAAATTATGTCTAATAAGTGGGAAATAATAGAATGATTTGCAAACAATGTCATGCAGACGGAAAGAAAAGTACTGTGAATGAAAGTAAATTCAGTGGTATTCGTACACTTCTTTATTGCAGTCCATATTATGACGAAGAAAGAAGTCTGAAAAATCACGTAAGAAATGTTGGTGTGGATGGGAGGCGAAATGATTATCTATAAATATCCCATCCCAATTGAAGATGAATTCACTATCGATATGCCACTGCTATCGACAATATTAAAATTTAGTTTGCAAAATGGAGAGCCATTTATATGGGTTAGTCATAATCTTGGCGCTGATAATGCGTCATTACGACAAATGCCAAAAATGCGGAGCGATTGAATGAAATGCCCATGCCATGATTTGATCTTACCAAGATGGGATCTTTATATCTGTCCTTATTGTAAACGCAAATTAGCGTGGATAGATATTCCTCTTTATAAACACAATAATGTAGTGGAGCGATTGAATGAATAAAGATATTACCTATGAAGATGTAATTGCAGTTTGTAATAAATTAAAAAAAGAGGGTAAAAGCATCTCTGCAGTTGATGTTAGACAAGTTTTGCAATCTGGTTCATATACTACAATTGCTAAGCACATTAATAATTGGCGAGCAAAAGTAACATTAAAATATGATGTATGCTCCAAATGCCAGGGTAAAGGCAAAATTAAATCGCGCGGCTATGATTTAGTAAATTCAAAAGATATTAGGAAAATGAATGCTATTATGAAAAAGTATGATTTAAAGAAATATCAAATTTCTAAGATTTTAGGAATATCTACAGGTGCAGTTGTTGGATGGTTTAGAGTTGGCACTAATGTACAAGGTAAAATTAAACCTGTTTATTTTGAATTATTAGCATTGAAAGGATATAAATAATGAAATTCGAATGGGAAGAAATTGATCGAAAAAGTTATGGTTATACTGAAAGGGCAAAGGTTTTTGGTGGTTGGCTCATAAGAGTAGTAGATATTGGAGATGTTTGTTATTTTGGCATGACATTTGTTCCTGACCATAACCATGAATGGGTGATTAATGCCTGAAACCTGGTTTACTAGCGATACCCATTTCGGTCATGCTAACATTCTGAAATACGAGCAAGAAGCTCGACCTTTTACTTCATTGGAAGAAATGCATGAATGCCTTATTGAACGGTGGAACATGGTGGTGGCTGACGCTGATACTGTTTATCACGTTGGTGATTTTTGTTTTGGCAAGCACAATATATCAATTGCTTCACGGCTTCGCGGTAAGAAGAAGCTTATACTGGGGAACCATGATACTTACCCTACTGCTAATTATCTTAACTTTTTTGATAAGCTGTATGGTGTGCTTTTCTGGCGACGATGCATCATCAGCCATGTGCCTTGTCATCCCAATGGAATCGGACAGCGTTGGATGATGAATATTCATGGGCATTTGCATTCTAAATTAGTCCAAGAAGCGGTATTTAATCAAGGTAAAATCATTTCTTATATTGACGACCCCAACTACTTCAATGTATCAGTCGAACAACATAATTTGACGCCAGTCAATGCGGATGTGATTATGGAGAGAGTTAAAGCGTTAGATTAACATAGGATTTTCTCATGGATGAGAGAGAGCGAGCAATACGCATTAGATTGCGTGATGATTTTATTCACTATTCGACAAGATGTTTAAAGATCAGAGACAAAGACGGTAATATCGTACCGTTTACCTTAAATAAAGCCCAATTACATCTTCATAAAATGGTTGAACAGCAACGTGCTGCAACCGGCCGTGTGCGCGTCATTATTGTTAAAGGTCGTCAACAAGGCATGTCCACTTACACTGGTGGGCGATTTTATCATCAAGTAACGCAATCCAAAGGTAAGCGCGTATTTATTTTAACGCACGAAGATCAGGCTACGAATAACTTATTCGACATGGTTAAGCGTTATCATGAACACTGCCCAGATATCATGAAGCCGACCACGCGTGCATCCAATGCAAAAGAATTAATTTTCTCGAAATTAGATTCTGGTTATATGCTTGGTACGGCTGGCAATAAATCTGTTGGACGATCTGCAACGATTCAGTTGTTCCATGGTTCCGAAGTTGCCTACTGGCCTAATGCTGAGGAACATGCCAAGGGTATTTTGCAATCTGTTCCGCGTGATCGATCGGAGATATTCCTAGAATCAACAGCCGATGGTATTGGTAATTACTTTCATGAACAATGGCAATTAGCTGAAGAAGGTATTTCGCAATTCATGCCAATATTTATTCCGTGGTATTGGAATGATGAATATAAAGCGCCATTGGCTGAAGGATTTACTTTAACTGATGAAGAGATAGAGTTAAAACGCATATATAGTCTAAACGACAATCAAATCATGTGGCGACGTGAAAAGATTGTGGAAAATAGTCATAAGGGTTTACCTGGTTTGCGCGCTTTTATGTCGCAGTATCCTTGTACGCCGACTGAAGCATTTCAAACGACTGGCGAAGATTCATTTATCACACCTAGTGAAGTAATGGCCGCACGTAAATGCAATGCTGAACCGGTTGGCGCATTAATCGTAGGTGTTGATCCTGCGCGCTTTGGTGATGATCGCACATCGATAATTAGGCGCAAAGGTCGTGTTGCTTATGGATTAAATAGCTTTCACAAGAAAGATACTATGTCGATTGCTGGCATGGTGCATCGCATTATTAATGATGAATCGCCTACTCGTGTATGTATTGACATTGGCGGACTTGGTGCCGGTGTTTATGATCGCTTGAAAGAATTGGGTCATGCTGATGTGATTGTCGCGGTCAATAGTGCTGAAACTGCGTTGAATGAAGACCGCTATTGCAATAAGCGCTCTGAGATGTGGGGATTGATGCGGCAATGGTTATTAGAGCAACCGGCACAAATTCCTGATATGGATACCTTGCATGCTGATTTGTGTGGACTCAGGTATGAACACGATTCCAAAGATCGATTGAAGATGGAAAAAAAGAGCGATGCCAAAAAGCGCGGGATTAGATCACCAGATGAAGCTGATGCATTAGCATTAACATTTGCATTGCCAGAAAAAGCCTTGACTGATTCCAGTAAGAAGAAATATGATGCGATGGCAAAATCTATGTTAAGCAGTTCTAACCAAATCGACCGACTGAAGAAATCAGCATATAAATAGGGAATTATCATGAAAACTTTAAAATTAGCGGAAGCCTTATTGCGACGAAAAGAGTTACAAGAAAAAGTGGAAGTTTTGAAAAAATTTAAAGATACGCAAGTCTATTATGAGATTCGTGGTCAACGTGTCAAAGTCACTGATGGTATTGAAGAGATTAATGCAAACTATCCAAAGCTTGATTTATCGCAAGTCACCGCTGAGTTTGATTGGGCTGCAAGACAATTACGATTAATTGATGCGGTCATCCAACAAGCAAACTGGACTTGTGAGGTTTCAGTTGATCCAATGGTAATGCAAGATTTTGAAAGAAAGGTTATCATTAAAGCGTAACAAAATTAGCTTGGGGCGAATGGAAAGGCCGCTAGGAGCCTTAATCCTTAGTGAATTGCAATTCACGTAGCCGTGGTTGGAAACGTTATCAGCCAAACTTCTTTGGGAAGTTAATAAATGATTAGCTCAGCTGGTTAGAGTACATGCTTGATAAGCGTGAGGTCATCGGTTCGATTCCGATATCACTAGTGTTAATGCTAACTCCGATTATGCGAACATTGAATTGCTAATTTCCGATTGACTGACTATGAGAACATGAGTAGCCCGATTATGAGAACTACGATTAACCAATCCATTGACCAAGCTATTATTATGAATATTTTGACTATATAATGTCCTTGAACTTGTTGACAAGGATAGTCACATGGAAGTGGCGAAGTATAACCCCGATAAACTCGAACGGATTAAAACAACCGTTCGACGCGCACATGATTATTTCAAACCTAATTACGACCGTTATAATGAATTTAGACGGTTTGTTTTCGAATCATCTTTAAGAGAAGAAGAAATCACTTTATTGATTACGTTGAGCAAACCTCAACTAGAATTTAATATTCTGGAAGCTTATATATCACGATTACTTGGTGAATTTAGCAAACAAGAACCAGATATCGAAGTTAATGCTGATGACCAAAACACCGCAGATCCTGCAACTATTAAAGTTTTAGAGCAACATTTAAGACATACCTTAACAGATTCTGCTAATTATCATACGCGATATGAAGTTTACAAAGATTTGTTATCTGGTGGTTTTAGCACATTAAAAGTTAAAACTGATTATGCAAATTCAATGAGTATGGATCAAATTATTACGATCGAACGCTGCTTTGATCCGACATTATGTGGATTTGATCAGCTTGCAAGATATTCACATAAAGGTGATGGACGATTTTGTTTTGAATTATTTCCCATGTCTAAAGAAGATTTTGAAGATGAATATCCTGATGTATCACTTGAAGAGATGAATTTCAGACGTGATTTTGCTGGATTTAATTGGTCATACTTAAATGACACAACGGAAATATTAGTTGTTGCAGATTTCTATGAAAAGAAATCGAAAGACGAGCAAATCATGAAGTTGAGTGATGGTAAAGTTGTTACTAAAAAGCAATATGCCAAAATGGAAAAAGAGTGGAACGATTTCGCGCAGATGCCAAGACCAATCGGCAAGATGCGTACCACAAAAATTGAAACTATTCATCGCACTAGGTTAATTGAAAATAAAATACTTGAAGAAGTTGAAACGGACTTTTCATATTTACCTTTAATATTTGTTGATGGTAATTCTGTTTTAATTAAAACGCCAAAAAATGGTAATGTTCGACAGGTAACAAGACCTTATGTTTATCATGCAAAAGGCGCTCAACGATTAAAAAATTATGCTGGTATTGCATTAGCTAATGAAATTGAAAATACAGTACAGCATAAGTTTATGATTAAGAAAGAAGCATTGCCAAAAGAAGAAGAATGGCTGGCGGCTATTAAAGATGTTCAGAAACCTTCTAACATTATTGTTAATGCATTTTATGAAGAAAATCCAGATCAACCAATTCCTGATCCGATTAGAGAAGTTGTCAAGATTCCAGCGCCACCTGAAATTGCACAAGCTTTTACTGGTTCTGATGCATTGATTCAAAATATTTTAGGATCGTATGATGCATCATTAGGCATAAACAACAATCAGTTATCAGGGGTAGCATTAGTAGAAGCAGCATCACAATCAAATGCGGCTGCTATGCCATATATTGTGGGTTACTTACAAGGATATCAACGTGGCGCTCAAATCTATACGGATTTATTGCCGAAATATTATACCACACCTCGTACACTTCCTATTATGGATAATGACGGACAAAAGTCATATGTTAAAATTCATGGTGAAGATGGCATTAATATGTTTTATGACGCAAATGTCTTGAATGTTGTTGTTAAAGCTGGTGCTTCATTCCAGGTACAGAAATCTCGCACAATCATGATGGTAAAAGAGATGATGGGAATGTCGGAGCTTTTCGCACAATTTATTGCAGAGAAAGGTCTAAACTTTGTATTGGATAACATGGAAGGTAAAGGCATCGAGCAATTAAAACAAATGGTAGATTCATGGTTGCAAGAGTTGCAGCAACAGAAACAAGCAGCACAACAAGCGCAACAGCAAGAAGCGCAAAACAATCCTGCAATGATTAAAGCACAAATTGACATGCAGAAGTTGCAACAACAATCAGTTAAAGATCAAATGCAATTTAAAGTTGATATGATGAAACTTCAACAAGAAGAACGTAAAGTATTAGCGGATGTTAGAATATCGCATGATGAGAATGCGGTTGAACTTGTTAAAGCGCAAACGGAACGCTTTGCTAAACAAGTTGATCTTGAAATTAAAAAGCATGACATGCACCATAATCATCGAATGGATATTCATAATGCTAAACAGGCTATGAAAGAATCTGCAAGAGAAGGAGCGCGTAATGGAGCGTAAAGTAACATGGAATGATTTGCGAGAAGCATCTCAACAAGAGTTAAAGCAAATCTATAAGTTATCTGATCGACAGCTCGAACGACAAGTGCGTCGTCATATGGATGGAGCGAATGCAACTGAACGTCGAAAACTTTATGAAACTGTTTATGGGAAGAGACGATAATGCCACTTAAAAAATCGAAATCAAAAGCAGCCTTCAAGGAAAACATTAAGGCTGAAATGAAAGCGGGTAAACCGCAAAAGCAAGCTGTTGCGATTGCCTATTCTGTTAAACGAAAAGCAGGGAGAAAGAAATGAAACCAAATCCATATGGTAAGCGTCAAGCAAAGAACTCAAAGAAAGCAGTTAGCCGGACTGAGAAAGCAGTAAAGCCAGTTGCTAAAGATACGAATAAAACAAGACGTTCGCATAACATGCCGAAAGGTCGAATTAGCCAACCTAAAGGATAACTTTAATATGGCTTTGAAACCGATGTTTGATCAGCACTTTTCATCTTGGAATGAGACTGAAGAATTGGAAGCATATAATCGTGATTTTAATGAACGCATGGCAAAACGCCCAGTTGGTAATAAGACAACTTGCAAGAAATGTGATGGTAAGGGATTTGAAAAAATAACGTTTCTTAATTCATTTTCTTTAAGTCCTAATCTTTTTGCTGATTATCATGATAAATATCGATGCTTAAATTGCAACGGAACTGGCTATGTCACTCCTACAACTTAATCCACCACTTGAACTAGAGACACCTAAAGGAAAGGGTTATGCATGGTTTTTAATTGATTATGGCGCTGAATCAGATCTTTACTGGGTGACTGCAATTAATGAAACGCATGAAGTATGGACTTTTGCAAATCATGAAGTCAGAGCTGCAAAAAATATCACATTGGGTCGAGACAAAGTTTCACGTAGAACAAATGAATGTTCTAAATGTAAAGGTGTAGGGTTGAGGAATGAAACCAGTTGGGCATGTCGATCTTGCGGCGGCACTGGGAAATATCTTGGAATGCTGTAACTCTCGTTGTATCATAAGTCAACACTTCATGGAGGAAGTATGATGAAAGAAGAAATGAAAGGAATGATTGATAATCGGATGGTTAAAGAAGACCATCAACAAGGGATTGAACGCGTTAAGCAAAAGCCTGGCTCTATGCCTGTTGGCCAACCTGGTAAAATGGGTATGGGTGACAAAGCAGATTGGAAACGTTCAGGTGGTTCTTTAACTCCACGTAAAGCATAACTTAAAAGGATTTAAGTCATGGGCATTTTACAGGCTCCTCAAGTATTACCTGGCCAAGTTGGTGTGATTGGCGCAATCAAATATATGGTCACAACAGATAGTGCAGCAACAATTCAAGTTGCTGGTTATTTAAATTCAATCGATCTCGCTGTTAATCCTATTTTAGCATCTGATATTTTGGGCGTTACTTATTCTTATAACCAAAATACTGGGCATGGAAGTTTTTCATTGTTTAGCGTAAGCATCAGCAATGGTGTAATTACATTAACGCAGATTGCAACATCAGGCGTGACACTACCAACAATTGCAAATCACATTGCAACTTATACAAATACATCTGGTACATTAAGTGAAGATCCAGCAACTGCAATCAGTGGTGGAAATATTCAAGCTGGTTTATCTGGAACCGCTGGTACAGTTGCATCATTCCCATCAACAGCATCAAAGGGTTCTTTAGTTTTAGCGGCTGTTGCAAATACTGGTAATACAAATACAACAATTTCAAATGTTGCAATGGGTCAAGCATCAGTTATTTCTATTCCTGATCCAGCAGGCGCTACAGCAGATTTTGTTCTTGCACCAAGCGCATTAGTGTCTGGTAACTTAGTTAAAGCATCTGGTACTGCAGGTTTGATTGTTGATCAAGGCGTTGCAATGAAATCAGTTGCACAAGCTGCTGTTGCAGGTGGTGCTGCTGCACAAACTGTTACAGATGCATTTTGCACAAGCGCTGCATGTGTTGTTGCAAGTTGGAATGATACAACGAATGCTGTATCAATTCAGAAAGTTGCAGCAGGTAATGGTAGTTTTGTGGTGACATCATCTGGAGATCCTGGTGCATCACACATTAATTACATCATTACTAAATAGTATTGACAATTGATTGCGCAAAAGCGCAAACTATTTTCAACGGAATCATCCGTGCTAAATTAAAATGATTGTAGACCTGTGACAGATTAGCAGGGTTTTTAGCGTGACGGCGTTAATAGTCCGAGACTCTTGCGTTATTAGAGGCATTACCGTGACGGGGCAATAGTCAGAAAGGAAGCAATATGACAGATGGTACAAATGGAATGAGCCAGAGTATTGATACATCTAGCTCGCAGACTGTTACTTCATCGCAGCCACCCGTGCAATCAAATGCACCCGCGACTCAAGATGAAAGAACATTTAGGCAACAAGAAGTTTCTGAAATTGTTAAGCGTGCAAAGCATGATGCTGTTGAGTCTTATCGGAAGATGCAGACTGAACAACCTCAATACTTGCAACAAAAGTATGGCGATGCGAATGTAGCGCAACCGTCAAATTTTGGCGAAGAACATTACAGAAAAATTGCTGCTGAAGAAGCACAAAAACATCTTGATGGAGTAAGGAAGGAAGCCTTACAAAAAAGTCAGGATGAACATGCACAACGGACTGTGGACAACTTCTTCAATAAAATTTCTGCAGGCAAAGAAAAGTATAAAGACTTTGATTCAGTGACAGGGGATGTTGAATTAGCACGCTTTCCAAATGTAGTTCAGTTAATGGCAGACCATGTGGATAACGCTGGTGATGTTTATTACGAACTTACTAAGGATCGCACTAAGATGGCTATGCTTGAACAGCTAGCTTTAATGTCTCCCAAAGACGCAATTGTACAAGCGCGCAGATTATCTCAATCAATAAAAGATAATGAAGCGGCAAGTAAAATTCGTACTCCAAATGAACCTCTCTCTCAATTGCGACCTTCTAACACCGGAACGGATAATGGTGCTATGTCGGTCAAAGACTATAGGAAAAAGTATAAGGTGTAAAAAACCTTAGACCAAGGAATACATAGTACAGCTTTATCCGAACTATTTAATGGACTTAATAGTTAGGAGCAATTCACATGGCAGTGTTTCCGAATAATATTTTACAAACGGTACAAACTTATCAACGCTCATCTCTTGGTTTGTTACTTAACTTGTGTGCGCATATTTCCACAGCAAACACAAAGTTTAAAGATTTTGACAAGATTCAAGCGAACCTTGGATCAACAGTTACATTCGATTTACCACCACGTTTCACAACGGCGGCTGGATTAGTTGCATCGTTTGAACCAGCAGTTCAACGTGTATTGCAACTCGTTGCAGATCAAGCAAATAACACAAGCTTTGCAGTTACATCACAACAAAGAATCTTCAATCTTGAAAAAGGTGAAGAAGATTACATGCGCGTGTTTGGAAAATCAGCTATTGCAGAACTTGCAAATTTAGTTGAGTCAAACATCGCATTAAACTGGGCATCAGCTGTTGTTAGCCAATTAGATGGCACAATGAATACATTCTCAGGCCCTTATCGTTTCTTTGGCGATGGATCAACTGCTTTAACTTCTTATCAACAATTAGCGCAAGCTGTGATGTTGTTTAAGAACTATGGTGCAGTTGCTGAAGGCATGAAGATTTACTTGCCTGACACCGTTGTTCCCGCTGTTGTTGGTAATGGATTAAATCAATTCGTTCCACAACGTAACGATGACATTGCAATGTCTTGGGAAATTGGTGATTTTGGTACACCTCGTGTGAACTACTATCAATCCAACTTAATGCCAATTCACGTATCTGGTAACACAGGTGTGAATGCTCAGACATTAACAGTGATTAGCACAAACGATCCAACAGGACAAAATGTCACATCAATTACATTAAGCGGTGCATCAGCATCAGATGCTAATGCAGTATTTGCTGGTGATATGTTCCAATTCCAAGATGGTGTTTCTGGCCAACCAAACATGCGTTATTTAACCTTTATTGGTCATAGCCCATCTGCAAACCCTGTGCAAGTTCGTGCAATTGCTAATGCTGCTTCTAATGCAAGTGGCAATGTTACAATTAGTTTTACTCCTGCATTGAATTGGGCTGGTGGTGCAAATCAAAACCTCAATAATCCAATTGCAGCTGGCATGAAATTGTTAACTTTCCCATCCCATCGTTGCGGTGGCATTTTGGGCGGCGAAGCATTATTCATGGCTATGCCACAATTACCAGAACAAAGTCCATTTGATACAGCGAATGAATACGATCCAGAAACGGGTGCATCATTACGCTTAACTTATGGTTCGCTGTTCGGACAAAACCAAACCGGCATGATTTATGACGAAGTACATGGTTCAGTGATTGTTCCTGAATATTCCATGCGCTTCCTCATTCCATTGTCACAAGGTTAATAAATGACGGGGACTGAAACATGTCCCCATTCACTTAAAGGATTAAGAGGATACACACATGGCTAACCCACAAATTCAAAATGACGCGATCTATTCTTTGCCGCATTTATATCTACAAGGCTTAAGTATTTCGCCAGCATCAACAACATTACTTGCTGTCGCCCCAGGCGCTGCAAGAGACTCCAATAATATTTTAGATATGGTTGTTGGTTTGCAAAATTATGCAGGCATTGATAATCCAGCATTATTAAATTCCAATTATCAACCTGGCTTACTGATTAATTCTGCGATCAATGGTGTTAATGGATTAGATACCGGAACAATTGCAGCTAGCACACAATATGCTATTTATTTGATTGGCGATTCTCGTCTTTACAATAACACAGCAGCAGTGCTTAGCTTAACAAGCAATTATCCAGGCCCAATTATGCCAAGCGGATATGATTCCTATCGATTGATTGGATTCATTGAAACTGATAGTTCAAGCCATTTTGTTTATGCAACGCATAAGCCACAGAACATGGCAGGATTTTTGCAATATTATAACTCGCCTGCAATTTCTGTATTGTCTGGTGGTAATGCTACAAGCTTCACAGCAATTGATTTAACAGCAAGCAGTGCAGTTCCAACAACAACTTTGCCCAATGTAATTGTAGGTTTACTTGTAACATTCACACCTGCAGCAGCTGGTGATGTTGTTGAATTTAGACCAACAGGATCAAGTGCAACTGGCAATTTACCAACAATTGTTGGTGTATCTGCTGGTATTGCGCAATCGCAATATATCGTCATGATTGCTGGCGTTGGCTCATCTAAACCTGAAATTGATTATTTAGTTACATCAGGTTCTGATGCGGTTAGCGTATCAGTTGTATCATGGGGTGGTGTATCAAATAGCGCATATCCTGCGTTAGTGTAATGATAAGGACATACCATGGCCTATTTAGCTCAACAGCTTATTACGCGCGCATGGTATCTATCAGGAATTATCGCCCGTAACCTTCAAACACCTACGGGCGATCAAATTACTGATGGATTGATGTTGCTTAATGCATTATTAGATTTTAAACAAATTGAAACAGATTTAATCCCTTATTGGACTTACATTGAAGTACCATTAGTTGCCAATCAAGAATATTATTTTTTACCGTATGTTTCTGGTATTGAAAGTGCAACATTTAATATTGACCCTGTTCGTTATCCAATGGATTCTGTTACAAGACGTAATTATTATGGTTCTGCACGAGTAGATAACATTTCATCGTTACCATTTAGCTGGAATTACAATCGTGGTGAAGGCGGCGGTACGCTTGCCATGTATTTTTTACCAGAAAGTAATTATCCATTAAAATTAATGGTGAAGATGTTTTTAAATGATGTTTCATTAAACACAGATTTAACTAATGTTTTTTCATTAATAGGTGAAGGTTATATATCATCTGCAACAGTTACATCTAATGGATCAGGTTATACAACTGCACCAACTGTTACAATTTCAGCACCTTCTACCGGCGGAACTCAAGCGACAGCCGTTGCAACTATTTCAAATGGAAGTGTTAGCGGAATTATTATTACTAATATTGGTGGTGGTTATGCGACAGCGCCTACTATAACAATTACTGGTGGTGGTGGTGTCGGTGCAGCTGCACAAGCAAATATTGGTTCTTATACTTTTTTAACGGGTCAAAATGCAGGTTTTGATACGAGTTATATTGAGTATTTACGTTACGCTCTGGCGCAATACATGTGTTCTGAATATGGTATCCAATTTAATCCAGAATCAGCTGCTATTTTAAAGAAGTATGAACGTAAATTAATGTTTATGTCACCACCTGATTTGTCCATGATTAAGGTTAGCACTTTAATGGAAGGCACAGGATTAAATTATGGTGATGTCAATATTGGTAAGGGTTGGAGGCCGAACTAATGATTGTTCGCGGCCAGAATTTTAAAGAACAACCTATTAATGTTGTCGGCAGTTCTACCTTTGGCCGCTATCCTAAAATTTCACAAGAAAAAACTTATAACATGTTTATCAGTGATGACTGGTTAGTTAATTATTCTGGTTATCAAATGGAAATGATGAATAGTTTTTTTAAGCAAGGTAAACAAGGTCGTGGTATTCATACAAGTACCAAGTTTGGAAGAATGGTTGTAGTCATTGATAATACTGTTTATCTAGTTAATTTGTTTTTTGATATTGATTTAAAAATGTCTTTTGATAAATCAGCAGTTGCAATTGGAATATTACAAACATCTACTGGAGATGTTTTCATCACTGAAAATAATAGACCACAAATTGTAATATCAGATGGCGTGCAAATTTATTATTACGATCCAACCTTATCCCCACCATTTCAAATAGCTACAGCAGATGGCACCAATCCAATTAATTTTACACCTGGATTTGTAGATTTTCATGATACTTATATTTTGTGTGCTGCATCTGATGATAACAATTATTCACCACCTGCTAATAACACTTGGCGTTTAGGAATTGTCGATGGTTCATCAGGTAAATTATTTTTTGGTAATGATGCGGCTAGTGTTGGTTTGTTAAAAACAAAACCAGACAATACGCAAGCAGTTGTGCGTGTGCCATCGAGAGGAAATCAAATATTTGTTTTAGGTAACATTACATGTGAGCCTTGGTATGACGTTGGTTATCAGTTATTTCCTTATCAAAGAAGCAGTTCTTTTTCTGTTGACTACGGCTGTCTTAATCCGTCTACCATAGCATCAACTGATGAAATTGTTGTGTGGCTTGCGCAAAATGAAAAGGCAGGCCCAATCATTGTTTATTCAAGAGGTGAGATGCCAACTAAGATTACAACAGATGGTATTGATTATTTCATGTCACAACTATCCAATCCTGCTGATGCTGAAGGTTTTATTTTTAGACAAGATGGCCATTTGATTTATCATATTAATTTTTACACTGATAATGTTTCTTTGTTTTACGATTTTAATACCGATAAATTTTTTCATGCTTGCGATGAAAATTTAAATTATTTTATTGCAAGTGAAATGGCATTTTTCAATAACCAGTATTATTTCGTTTCACGTAACAATGGCAATCTTTATGCTTTTGATACGATATTTACCACTTATGATGGTGCTGAGATTCCCCGTTTTCGAATTTGCAAAGCGATTCGTGATCCATCACAAGAATATTTTGTCGTAAATGATTTAGGATTTACAATTGAACAAGGTGAAACGCCAGTTCAACAGCAGTTTGGTGGAGATATAAATCTAATTACTGAAGATGGTAAATATTTAATTACCGAAGGCGATGTAATATTTCTTAATACTGAAAATAATTTAAATTTAATAACGGAAGACGGTAATGATTTAATTTCAGAGCAATCAAGTACTGATTTTGATTATCTAATTACCGAGCAAGGATTGATTGAAAATATCTGGCCACGAGTTGATTTATCAATTTCTATTGATGGCGGTGAATCATTCAGTAGCGATATGCCTTATGTTTTAAATCCACAAGGTTATCGTAAAAATAAATTGCAGTGGTGGCAATTAGGTATTGCAAATGATTTTACACCCCAATTTAAATTTTGGGGATTAGGACGATTTGTAGCAACTGATGGAGTAGCCAATATAAGACAATGACATATATAGCCCCCCCTTCACAACAAGCTGCTTTAATTCCTGATGTTCCACATGGTCAAAAACTAGTGGATAAAGATGGCATGATTACACCCATTTGGTCAGGATTTTTCGATCAATTAGTATTGGCATTGCAGACGAATTTTAAGCCTGAAGGTTTTGTCATACCGCAGCAAATAGCGACAAATATAGCGCTTTTAACAGATGATGCATCTATTGCTAACATTATTTACGACTCCACAAATAATGAGTTTAAGGGTAATATAGCAGGAACATGGAAGACGTTTACATTGACCTAAAAGGAATTAGGTATGGCATCAGATTTCCAACAATACGGATGGGCAACAGGTGCTGGCGCATTAGGCGCAGGACTTGGCAGCCTATTTGGTGGGTACACAAATCCAGCCAAAGGTGCTGAGGGTTATTTGAATAATATCCCAGGCCAGATGAAGGGATATTATGATCCCTATATTCAAGCTGGTAATCGCGCTATTCCCCAATTAGAAGGCCAATACGGCCAATTAATGAATGATCCAGGCGGCAAGGTCAATCAAATCGGTGGCAGCTACCATCAATCTCCGGGATTTCAATTCGCTCTCCAACAAGCCTTACAAGGTGCATCGCATGCATCTAATGCCGGTGGGATGGGTGGTTCCCCTCAAGATTTGCAGCAACAGATGGGACTTGCTACAAACTTGGCAAACCAGGATTACAACCAATGGATGCAAAACGCATTAGGGATGTATGGTAAAGGATTGGAAGGCGAACAAGGAATGTATGCAGGTGGCTATGGCGCATCAAACGAACTCGCGCAATCCTTAGCTGCGAATTCCCAATCACTAGCAATGCTGCACTATGCTGGTCAGATGGGTGAGAACCAACATCAAGGTGGTGAATGGGGATCGATCTTGGGTGGCTTAGGCACAATGGCTGCGTTTTTGTAAGGAATTTGAAATGCCTATTAAACCGATAACATTTACAGCTCCTACATTCGAACAAGCAAATCCAATGCTATCAGGCATGAAAGCAGGTATTGGAATTGGGTCTGATATTTCAGGATTGATATCTAAAAATTTGGAACAACAAAAATCACGACAAGAGTTGCAATGGAATCCAAAGATTTGGCAATCAGAAATTGGATTACGTGATGCGCAAGCAGGACTAGCTAGTCAACAAGCACAATGGGTTGGACCACAAGCGCAGGCTGAGATATTTAAAAATAAAGCTCAGGGTGGATTATTTGGGGTTGAAGCACAAAAACAAGCATTGCTTGTTAATATGATTAAAGAAAAACTTGCAGGCACTCAGCCTACTGGAACATATTCGACCGCATCGGCTGGCGCATCTGAATCAGGAAAGGGTCAAGCTGCGGCTGCCGAAGAAACACAAAATCCAAATGTATTATATGGTGTAGAAATACCACAGCCATCGAAAGAAGATATTGTTAATAAAATGGCATTTGGCATCGATAGCTTTTCGAAAAAATATGATACGGCCAACGAAAAATCAAAACAAGAATTTACCACATTTAATAAAAACATTGCTGATGCTGTTGCGAGTGCTAAACAAGCAACTGACATGAATAAGATTTTAAGTCTTTATAATAATGCAATGGATAAATCTAAATTCAAAGGGCCATTATGGGGTCATACACCTATTATGCCAGGAATGGATAATGAACAAATTGCAGATAAAGCTGCTTCTCAATTAACACCAAATGCAGCAGCACAATTACGTGATGCGATGGGTAGTGCTAGATTTTCAAATCTTGATATGCAATATGCACAGAATTTAAAAGTAGATCGAACATTAGGTGATGATGCAAGAAAGACGCAAAGCACTTGGTTAACATTAGTTAATGAAAGAACAAAAAATATTGCTAAGATGCAAACTATGTTGATGAATAGCAAACAAGTAACATCATCACAAGCTGATATGTTAACTGCTGAAATGCAAAATCAATTACCATTAATTTCTGAGACAGATAAAAATGGTGCGCAGTATGCATTGCCAGAAAATGTAAATAAATGGCCAGCCTATACAACGCCAAAAGCTATTGCTGCAATTAAAACATCAGGCACTTATCATCCATCAAAAGCTGCGTTGGCTGCGGTTTATATGCAAAAACCATCTGGTGAAATTGTTCCTGTTAAATCATCTAAAGTTGGCAAAGCATTAAAATTAGGATATCGAACTATATGAGCAAAGATGACGATGATGTAATTGATCAAGATGCCTATAGTGATCATGATCCTGAGCATTTAGCTAATGAATCGATGTCAACAAGACAGATTATGGGTACAGCACCTTCATCTGGAAGTGGATTTCGTAATCTATTTTCTTCATCGCCATCAGGATTAAATGTTGCTTCAGGATTACTTGGCGCATTTTTACCAGGCCAATATGGCGAAGCTGTTAGAAATCTTCCGCAAACTATGGAAGGAAGACAACCATCTACTTTAGAATCAATTGAACATCATCTTGGTGGCTTTATACCAGGAATGGAAGCAGGAGGCGAAGCAATCCCTGCAATGGGTAAGGGCATTTCTAAAGGAATGGAATACATTCAACCTGAGAAAACCGCACAAGAATTATTAGAAAAATTAGGACAAGGCGCTGAAACTGGCGAACAAAATATTGCTAACCTTTCTCATAAAGTTGGATTGGTACATGACATAAATGAAGCTGAAGCGGTATTACCTAAAAATGAATTGTTACGCGAATACGGCGATCAGAATATTTTGCAATCAGAAGGAATGGAGCAACCAAATCTTAAAAAGATCGCTAAAATATTCTCTCCAGTAGAGGCAAATCATACACCCGAAAATATGGATGCATTATCTAGTGCTATTCGTAAATATTATAAGAACGGTGGCGACATTGATAAACTTTCCTCTAAGGGCGAAGATATTTTCGGTCACGAAGGTTTAGGTGAAAAAGAATTAAAACGATTAGATGAAGCATTACCCTTAACAGAATTGAAAGAGGGAAATTATCGCGGCATTAAAAATGCAGATGAACATTATAGAAATAATGATTCATTGCTAGAAGCGCATAATGATTATATGAAAAATGCGTCAACTAATAATGCAGATACATTGTTATCCCAATTAGGTAAAGCTGAAAGAAGATTGAAAGCAAAACCAAACCTTCATCCAGATGAAGAAGTCGCATTATCTGCATTACAAAAAAATAAAGCCGCATTGAAAGGAGATATGCGTGATTATGTCTCAACATTACCTGAAGAATATCAAAACAAATATTCACAATTTACTAATATGTATCGTGAACATATTGAGCCATTTGCAGAAAAAGGCAACACGATGCTGCAAGAAATGGCTGGTGGTAAAAGGCAAGGATTTACGCGTGGCGATGTTGAAGGTGTATTTGCAAATCCGACACAGGCGGTTTCCAGATTAGCTGAGCATATTGGCCCTGAAGGTCGTGGGAATGTTTTATTTAATAAATTGATTGAAGCAAAGGGTGATCCAGAAAGATTAGGGCAAGCTATTTTGGATATGAAAAGTAATAAAGGTTATTCACAATACGTGACACCTGAGATGGAAGCTATTGCCAACAATTTGATTAAGCGAGCAAAAGTATCTAAGATTGTGAAAGGTGTGGGAGGCGCAACATTAGGTGCAGGATTAGGTGGCATTGCAAGTAATCTAACAGGGATGACATCTTATCCTGGAGCGATATTGGGTGGTGCGATTGGTGGCGCTAAACTCTATGGACCAGCTTTAATTAAATTGCTCCAAACAATGAAATAATAGTTTATAATGCAAAATTAACACGGATTGTTAAAAGGAAGCCAACGGAATGGCTATCAATACATCACTGCTAGTCGCAGATAGCACTTTACAAGATTACCTTGTCGATAAAGACACTGGCTTGCCATTGGTAAATGGTGTCATTACTTTTTATCAAGACAACAGTCGTACAACATTAAAGAATGTTTACTATCAAGCTGGCGTTGCAGGTTCTTATACTTACATTCCATTTTCAAATCCTATTATCTTAAGCGCTGTTGGAACCGTTGTTGATAACAATGGAAATGACACTAAAATTTTCTATTATCCATATAGCGAAGTGGATAATGTCACCCCACAGCCATATTACGTTACAGTTGATAGTCAACTTGGTGAACGACAATTTACAAGACAGGATTGGCCGCCTGCACAAAATGGTGGTAATGCACCATCAACGAATAGCACAATTTTGCAAAATTTAATCACTAACAATGTCTTTTGGCGCAATATTGGATCTATTAATGCAACTAATTTAACAGCCACAACTTTAGCACCATCTCAGCATGATGGTTTTAGCATGCCTGATATTCAATTTATGAAAAGCACAACAGGTGCTACTGATACGATTACTTTCAATCGTTTTGTAGCACCATCAACAACAACGATGCCAACATTTGCAGATCAAATATTGCCAAATGATGTTACGCCAGAATTTTATTTAAATCTAAATTGTACAGGTGCAGGATCGGAAACAAGTAAATATATTCAAATACCAATTTCATTGCATATTGCCTCATTAAGTGGTGCTAAATGTACTGTTGCAATTGATATGATGAATGTTAGTGGCAATGTTAATAACGTTGTTACATTAAGCATCTTGCAATATCTTGGCACAGGCGCAGCGGCTAATCCGCCTGTTACTATTCAATCAATTGTTGTTGGTTCAAGTTGGACAAAAACAGTTATAGCTTTCACAATGCCAAGCGCACAAAATTTAATTGTGGGTGGCGGTAGTGATGATGCTTTATATTTACAAATCAATTTTCCAACGGCTGTTACCTGCAATATTAATATTGCAAAACCAGCTATTTATATTGGAAGTGCTGCGCCAACTAATGATTATCAAACTTATGATCAAGCTAATGCAATATTCAATTCGCCTCGTACTGGTGATGTTAGAACATCATTAAATTCTTTTGTGCCTTTCGGTTGGGTAGCAATGGATGATGGCACAATTGGGAATGCAACATCAGGTTCTATTTCAAGAAGTAATGCAGATACTTTTCAGTTATTTAGTTTGATTTGGAATGCGATGCAAGCAAATCAAACTTATGCGCCAATGTATACAAGTTCTGGTGTTTTAACATCTTACGGCGCAACGCCAATAGCAGATTTTAATGCTAGTAATACTATTGCATTAACTAAATCATTGGGACAAGTATTAGCTGGAACTATTCAACCATTAGATTTAATTCCAACTGGAATTCCATTTACTGTTAATCATTCAGTTAGTACCTCTATTTTGACAATGGCTAATGTTACAAGATTTAGTACAGGAACACCCGTTAGAGTAAAAGTCTCATCAATGAGTGGTAGTTTGCCAACAGGTTTAAATGTAAATCAAACTTATTACACAGTTTATGTAAGCGGTACAACATTAACATTAACGAATACAATTGCTGATGCGCTTAACAATACTAATTTGGTCACATTTTCTGATGATGGAAGTGGTACTTTTGCGATAACAACTTTTTCAAATATTCTTGGTGCATTTACTGGTGATGATACATCAACAATAGCTATTGCAAATATGTCAAGTCATAACCATCCTGGATCTGTTGCTAATACATTTAGCAGTACACTTGGTGGCAGTGGTACAGGTACATATCAAACATCTGGTACACCAACAACCATTCCATTAACAGTTGCGTCACAAGGTGGTGGAACGCCATTGTCTATTGTTCAACCAACAACCTACATGAATATGTTTATTAAGTTATAAGGAAATAACGATGACAACTAAATTAAGTTTTGGGCGCGATGTGCAAGGATATAATTCATTTGCGCCAGCACCATCGACTGATATGTTTTCCGCAAGCATTCCTTCTGGTGCTAGTGCAAGTATTACTGTGCCATCCAATTTTCAAAATTGGATCGCATCATTTTCATTTCAACCTGGCAGCGATGTTTGGGTGAGTTATACAGGTACTGCAACACCACCAGCAGGCGCTACTTTTGCATCCACTGCATCTGAATTATTACCAGGTTCTCGCGCATTATTAAAAGCAACCGTTGTTAGTTTTTATAATAATGGTACGGATACTGCTGATGTAGGAGCGATTTTATATGCTGTCTCGTAATGATCAACCGAACATTTACAATTTCAACTTTGGTGTTGATAGCGTATTTAATAATGTTCAAGAAATGCCAACAACTAGTTTGCCACCTATGAATAATTTTTTCCTTTTATTAGATGGTACTAATTTTCATTTATTGGACGGCGAAAATTTACTTTTACTAGGTTAAAGGATTAACCGATATGTCAAAGAATATTGATCAAATTTATATAGCTAATCCAATCACATCAAATGCATCAACTGATTTGATGTATTTCGGTCAATCGCCTTATGGTGTTGGTGATGATGCTGCGATGACATATGCAAATTTTAGCGCCCAATTTGGCGCACCATATACTGCTGCTGCTTTGACATCAGGTAATGATACGAATGTAACTTTAACTTTAGGCGGTACACCAACGACTGCATTGTTACATGCTGCATCCATTACCGCTGGATGGACTGGAACGCTATCAGGAACTCGTGGTGGGACAGGTGTCAATAATGGTGCTAGCACTATAACGCTAGGTGGAAGCTTAACAACATCAGGCGCATTTGCATCGACATTTACGATGACAAATACAACTTCAGTGACGTTTCCAACTTCAGGAACATTAGCAACAACTTCGCAAATTCCATCCGGTGCTGCATTAACATCAGGAAATGATACTAACGTTACATTGACATTGGGCGGCTCTTCAACAACTGCATTAGTAAATGCGGCATCAATCACTGCTGGATGGACTGGAACATTATCTGGCACAAGAGGCGGAACAGGTGTTAACAACGGTGCATCAACAATTACTATCGGTGGCAACGTTACATTTTCAGGTGCATTCACGTTTACTGGAACATTAACTAATACAACAGCCGTTACTTTTCCAACATCAGGTACATTAGCCACTACATCGCAATTAAATTTTATTAGCTGGAATGATGTTAGCGGTACAACGCAAGCGGCAGTTGTTAATAATGGTTACATCATATCAAACGCATCGCAAACAACTGTGACATTACCAGTAACAGCCGCAGAAGGATCTGTCTTTGCAGTGCAAGGTAAAGGTGCTGCAGGTTGGATATTGCAAGCAAATACTGGACAAGTAATTCATTTAGGAAGTTCAGCAACGTCATCTGCTGGATCATTGACATCAACAAACCTTTGGGATTCTGTATCAATTGTCTGTGTGACTGCAAATACAACATTTGCCGTTACATCTGTCATAGGGAATTTGACAGTAGCTTAATAAGGAAATCATCATGGCAAATGAAAAGTTTACGCAATTACCAACAGTAACAAATGCATCATTGAATGATATTATTTGCGCTGTGCAAGCTGGTGTTTCGGTACAAGAAACATTGGGACAAGTAATTGCATTAGCAACATCTGGTCTCATTCAAAGTAATGCAGGGAATCCAAATGGTGCTGTTGCAGGGACTGCATATAGTTTTTGTTGGGATACAACCAATAATTTACTTTGGATTTGTACGACATCCGGATCGACATCAACGGCGGTTTGGAAAACATTTGAAGGCACACCAACCAATGGTCAACTATTAATTGGTTCAACAGGTGCAGCGCCTGTTTTGGGTAATCTTACAGCTGGTACAAACATAACAATCTCAAATTCTGCTGGTGGCATTACTATTTCTGCATCTGGTTCAGGTGGCTTTAGTTGGAATCAAGTCACTATCTCTGGAAACATGGCAAGCAATAATGGTTACATCACAAATAGCGGATCATTAATTACACTTGCATTACCAGCAGCATCAAATGTTGGTGATGAACTTTCTATTATTGGCAAAGGTGCAGGTGGTTGGTCAATTTCTCAAGCTACAGGGCAATTAATTCATATCGGCAATCTTGCATCAACATCAGGCGCATCAGGATCGGTTGCATCAACTAATCAATATGACACGCTTGATCTTGTTTGCACTGTTGCAAATACGACATGGACAGCATGGGGCGGCCCACAAGGTAATTTAACTATTGTTTAAAAGGAATTAAACATGGCTACAAATAATGCGATTAACAATACATTAGCAAACAATGCTGTTACTAATGCAATGTTGGCTCAAATGGGTGCGCGTACTATAAAAGGCAATAATACAGGATCAACAGCAAATGCTGCTGATGTTGCAACAAGTGCATATGCACCCACAATTCAATCATTTTCATCTGGATCAGCAGCAACTTATACAACACCAGCGGGATGTACGTGGATTGAAGTAATTGTAAAAGGCGGTGGTGCTGGTGGTAGTACAAGTGGTGGCAGCGCAGGTGGTGGTGGCGGCGGCGAAGGTGGTACAGCGATATCGATTATTACTAGTCCATCTGCGACTTATACCTACACCGTAGGTGGGACAGCCTCTGCAGGAAGTAATGGTAATAATTCTACTTTCAGTGGTGGAACAATGGT